AACCCCCCCATTTTTTTGAAATTTTTTTACTTGACAGAGTGCGTGACTAGGTAGGGGGAGGTTTTCCTCAATCTCTAATTCATTTTTATACAATTCATCACAATCCTCATCTCAATTACCATATTAAACATCAAACTTCATTAATAATTGATTATCATCTTCTATATAACAACCACCTACCCCCCCATTTTTGGAATTTTTTTTGCTTTTGTTCTTTTTGTTTGTATTATTTTTGACAAAAAAAACCGAATCGTATTTTTTTAATACTTGTTTTGTTTTTTCTTTATCGGTTTCGTTATAATAATTAAATAAATCATATGCATCTTCTACAGTAGAATTGTTTTTTATTGTATTAGCTCGAAAACAAAGTATTTGAATATTATTAACAACATATCCTTTTGTTGAATCAATACGATCAATTGATATAGAATGATCTCTGAGACTGCTATTGTATGGCATTTCTTTGTATATTAATTCCATTTTTTTAATCATTGGACAATGAGTTGGTAATACTGGATATATTTCGCGCAAATGAGCCTTCAATATCTTATATTCGTCAAAATGCATTGTGCCTTTTCTTTTCATGTGTGATACTCTGTTACGCAACAACTTAAATACTCTTCTCCACTTGTATTTTTCATCTGTTGCGCATAATTCATTAATTTTGATTCTGCATTTCTTACTTTGCAGCCGCGAACATATATCGCAAGTGTTGCGATTTCTGTCGTACTTAGATTTTGATATATTTTCGCCGCGAATTAAAGTTATTGAACATACTGGGCATGTTCTTGTTTGGCTATTGACGCACTCCATAATTTATTGTGTATTTTAGTTTTTGCGGTAAACTAATCAAGAAAATTATTATTTGCCGCCCACCTTCCGCAAGTTTCTACCAATTGAAGGGTAGATTTTTTCTCAATAAAACGTAATATTTTTGTGCGAATATTAATCACTGGTGGCAGCGGCTTTATCGGCAAACATTTAATAGATAAACTATCTAGTGATGGTCATGATGTTTATAATTTAGATAAAGTCATCAACAATTCAATGTCGGCAAGCAAACAAAAAATCATAGACATATTAGATATTGACGTTAACGATAATTTTTTTAATGGTATTGATGTTATTATACATTTTGCGGCAATGGTAAGTGTGCCAAAATCTTTTGAGGATCCAGTAAATAGCTTCGGTAATAATACATTCTTGACTATAAAGATGTTGCAAGTCGCAAAACTACATAATATTAAAAAATTTTATTTCGCATCTAGCGCGGCAGTATACGGTGACAAAGAAGGAACAGTGGCTGAAAATGATGATACAGAACCAAATAGTCCATATGGTTTAGATAAATTGGTATCTGAAAAATATATACGAATGTATACTCAGTTATGGAATATTGATCATCTTATTTTTAGATTTTTTAATGTATATGGTCAAGGTCAAAATCCTCAATACGCTGGAGTAATAACAGCGTTTAATATTGCGGCAAAAAATGGACAACCATTGATTATATATGGTGATGGCGAACAAACTAGAGATTTCATAAATGTCAATGACATATGTAATTACATTTCTAAGCTTATTTCAGCAAATGTGAAAAACGATACTTTTAATCTCGGTTCCGGTAAATCTATTTCTATAAATACACTAGCAAAACAATTCGGTAGTAATATAATTTATAAAGATGCGCGAAAAGAAGTTCGTCATTCATGCGCTAATATACAAAAACTTTTTCAATCTTTATGTTAATGAATCAACTTATAAGAGATTGTAATATACACAATACAGTCAAGCTGTCTTCGTTCATAAATATTTATGGATGTAATTTATCAGAAAATGTTTTTATTGGTCCATTTGTAGAAATTCAAAAAAATGTATTTATTGGTCGCGGATCTAAGATAAGTAGTCATAGTTTTGTTTGTGAAGATGTGACTATCGGAGAAAATTGCTTTATTGGTCATGGAGTTATGTTTACAAATGATAAGTTTGATTCGCCAGATTTGAAATCATGGATTAAGCGATCAACGTCTATAGGTAATAACGTAAGAATAGGTTCAAATGCAACAATACTGCCAGTAAATATTGGCGACAATGTTGTAATTGGTGCTGGTGCTGTCGTAACAAAAGATATACCATCTAATTCTATAGTAAAAGGAAATCCAGCAAAATGAAATTTGGTCTAATAGGTTACGGTTATTGGGGTAAAATAATACATTCTACATATAAGAAATTATTTACAGACGATATAATAATCTACGATTCTTTTAACGCTGATTTTTCAAACAACAAGCAAAAATTGTATGATAGTTGCGATCATGTTTTTGTTGCAACTCCTTTATCTACCCATTTTCAAACAGTTGAGTCATTATTGAATAATAAAATAAATGTTTTTTGCGAGAAACCTTTGACATCTGATCCAAATCAAAATAAATATTTATATGAATTAGCTGATTCAAAAAATGTTAATCTTTTTATCGATTGGATATATATTTATAATGAATATGTATGGCAATTAAAAAATATTATTGATGCAGATTCAGATAATTTGGTAAGTATAACAATGAACAGAAATAATAAAGGTCCTATTCGCACCGATACTAATGCCAGATATGATTTAGCATGTCATGATGTAAGTATTATAAATTTTATTTTGCAAAAATATCCAACTAGTGTAAAGTGGATCGATTATAAAAGAAATAAATCATCAATAACTAGCGATAGTTGTATTGGTTTGTTTAAGTATGATGATGTATTTGCTCAAATAAATTGTTCTTGGGAATATCCTGTTAAAGATAGGACATGTATATTCGAATTCAAAAATAAAACGATTGTATGGGACGATAAAAATAAAATCATCACTACTAATGGTGTTATTTCTTCATTCAAAGAAACGTATTCGCCATTAGAAAATTCAATTTTAAAATTTATTAATAAAGATCTTCATTTAAATAGAGAAACTACCAATAACTGCAATTCAATACTCAATCATGACTGTCAATTTCAATAATCTACATCTACAAAATCAAAAGATAAGAAATAAATCATTTAAAAGATTGAATGAATTGATGACATCATCTTCTTTTATTTTAGGAAATGATGTGAAAATTTTTGAGGACAATTTTAAAAATTATATTGGTACAAAATATGCCATTGGAGTGAATAGCGGAACTGATGCAATTAAATTAGCATGTAAAGCTCTTGATATCATTGGAGAATTAATTATTTTTATACCTGCAAATTCTTTTATAGCATCGTATACAGGCGCATACGAAGCTTATCCAGATGCGCATTTTGAATTTGTAGATTGCGACGAATATTTTCAAATAAATATCAAAGATCTTGAAGCAAAGATATTAAAGAACAAGAATTTTGCCAATAAAATAGTTATTCCTGTTCATTTATATGGACACAGTTGCAATATGAAGAAACTAGTTGATCTAAAAAATAAATATAATTTTCATATTGTTGAAGATTGCTCTCAATCTCATGGCTCTATAACAAATTTAAATAAGAAAACAGGATCTATAGGTATAGTTAATGCTTTCTCATTGTATCCTGGAAAAAATTTAGGAGCTTTGGGTGATGCTGGAATAATAACAACTGACTCCGAAGATATTTATAAAAAGTTATTGTCCCTAAGAAATATTGGGTCTATTCAAAAATATGTTCACGATGATTTTGGTTATAATTCTAGATTAGATACTATTCAGTCTATTTTTTTAGATGAAAAATTGAAGTATCTTGACATTTTTAATAATAAAAGAATTAAAATATCTAAAAAGTTTCTTGCAGGAATTAATAATTCGGCAATAAAATTACCACTCAAAGCAAATTATTGTAAAAGACATGTTTATCATTTATTTGTTTTAAGGACTGAATTCAGAGATCAATTACAAAAATATTTATGTGATAATAATATTCAAACAGTTATACATTATCCTTATCCGATATACGATAATAAATATCTATTAAAATATAAAAATAACTGTGAAAACGCCGATTTGTTTTCTAAACAAATTATCAGCATACCAATGCATCCTTTTTTGAATGATGCGGAAATAGATTATATAATAAGTACACTTAATAATTTTATAGTATGAATTTAGAGAATCTAAAAATTGGAGTATTATTTACTGCATATAATTGTGCAGATTATATAAATGATTGTTTGATACCTTGGTTTAATTTAAAAAATACTTTTAATTTTAAATTTGCAATAAACACAGGCATGTTTAAAATGTATAAAGATTTGGGTTTTCCAGATAGAAATTCCGAAACATTAAATATACTGTATAATTATAGATTCGACTATCTTATAAACACAAAAGATTCTGTTTTATTAGATGAAGATACGTCACGAAACAATTGTCTTAATTATCTAAAAGATATTCAAGGATGTGATCTTATTTGGTTGGTCGATGCTGATGAAATATATACAGAGAACCAAATTGTAAATACAATAAATTTTATAAAAAATAATGATGAGCCTGACTGGTACTCAGTATTTCTAAGAAATTTTACTTTTATTGATAAATATCATTTAGATTTTGAAAGACCTAATATGTATTGGACGAATAGGAATAATGGAATACAAAAGTTTCATTTTGATTCGCATGTTTTATACAAAGATGGTTCTTTATATAATCAAAAGAAAGGGCTTTGTATTCCTAAAAGCGTATTGTTTGTTGATCATTATTCATGGTTAACTAATGACAGTAGAAGTTCAGAAAAAATTGAATATCAAAAAAATAGACATCAAGGAAACATAGATATTAGATGTTCTTTCTTATATAAAGAAAATGATTTGTATTTTAATAAAACTTTTTTTGATAAAAGAAAAATAAATTATCCTTTTTTACATGAATTTTCTAAAATAACTGATGATCGATTTATAGTTGGATACGATTATTTTGATAAAAATTTTTATGTTATGCCTGCTGAAGAAATCAAAAATGTCAATTTGAAGATTTATAATTTTCAAGAACAATTGATTCTAGACAGAACAACTGATATGACTTATCCATATAAATATTGGTTTAATATAGATCTTCAAGGTTCATTTAGATTGCAAATTCACTGTCATGACAAACTAACGCATCAGGAAAAATTTCACATTAATACAAAAATGATGGATTACGATTGAAATACTATATTTATCATTCGATAATATAGATCAATGAAAGAAATTTTCATCAAAGTTAATAGTAAATCCTTGGGAGATACTCTTGCTTCAACTCCTTCAATCAGAAAAGTTGCTAAGTCTTATAATTGTAAAGTAAATATAGTTACTCATGTAAAAGATCTTTTTGAAAATAATTCTTATGTTAAGAATATTTATTCTTTTGAACAATTCAATAAGTTAAAATTAAACAAAGATACCGAAATTTTTGAAACTTTTTGTGGAATAGGAGTTAAAGATAAAAATGGCGTTGAAAAAAAACATGCAACTATAGATATCAGAAGATTTCACGCAATGGATCTGGGATTTGATTTGCTTGATGAAGAAATGCATTATGATTATAAACCAAGAAATGATAGATTCATAAATATAAATAAAAAGTACATTTGTCTTCATATTTCTAAAACTTGGGATTCAAGAACATATTCAAGCGAAAATTGGCAAAAAATAATTTCTTGTCTAGAAAAAGCTAATTATTACATTGTGCTTATAGGAAACAATGCAAACGAAACTGGCTTTTTTAATATCAATAAAACAGTTCATAATTTACAATTAAACAATGGAATAGATTTAACTAACAAATTAAATCTATCTCAGTTATGGCATGTAATTAATGAATCTATATGTGTAGTGACAATGGATTCAGGAATATTACATTTTGCCGGAACAACGGATACTTTTATAATTCAGTTAGGATCTTCAATTAATAATAAGTTACGCGCTCCTTATAGAAATGGAACTCAAAATTATAAATACAAATACATTTCTGGATCATGTGATATTTTCTGTGCTTCAGATATGAAGTATGGAATTAAGGAATGGGGTTCTATTAATGGTGTTCCACCATTAGTTAAGTGTCTAGAAAACAAGCCTACTTTTGAGTGTCATCCTAATCCTTTTATGGTTGTTGAATTTATTACGCAAAATTTCAATGCTGAAAAAATAAAAAAACAAAAATATTTATTTATAGCGGGTCATTTATCAACAGGTGGCGCACCAAAATATTTGTTGTGGTTAATAAATCAAATTAAAAATGAAGGAAATGATGTAAAGGTGATTGAATGGAATTTATTTAGCGATCAATATACAGTTCAGAGAAATCAAATAATAGAATTAGTGGGTGAGCAAAATTTTGTTTCTATCGCTCCTTATTATGTAACTGATGAAATTTTTTATTCTAGAGAAAAAGAGATAAAAGATTTAATTATCGAGTATAAACCTGACTATGTTCATATCAATGATTATATTGAACAATTAAGTATAAAACAACCATCAATAGATTTCTTAAATTATCTATATGATAAAAATAGAAAATTTAAAATTTGCGAAACTCTTCATGATTCTGTCAGGAACGTCAATGATAAAACATATTTACCTGATGAATTTTGGTTTTGCACACAATATCATTTGAACAACTATACAAGAACTGATATTCCAGCAGTTTTAAAAGAAATGCAAATTGCCACAAAACAAAGACCAGATAGAAATACAACTCTTTTATCACTAGGTTTAGATCCAAGTTATATTCATGTATTACAAGTTGGCTTATTTAATAAAAATAAAAATCAAAATTTTACATTTGAAATAGCTAAAAATTTTTTAGATAAGAAGATTCAATTTCATTTTGTTGGAAATCATTGTTATATTGATGAATGCAATATAGATAAAAATCAAAAAAACTGTAAAATATGGGGCGAAAGATCAGATGTAGATATATTCATGTCTTGTATGGATGTGTTTTTGTTGCCATCATTAGCTGAATTAAATCCAATTTCTTTAAAAGAGGCTATCTCTTGGCAGATGCCATGTTTTATAAATAAAATAAAAACATTATCAAACTTAAATAATAATTTAGTAAAATATATGGAAGATGTAGATTTAAATAAATATTTACAAGAACTTTTAGATAAGAAAAGTGTAGAACCAAAATTAGATTCTAATCAAATCTTTGCAACATTTATTCAAGGTCCGAAGATTGAAATCAAAGGAGATGAAAATTATAAATATGAAGTTATATTTATAGATTCAGAAACTAATAAAATTCATCATTCAGGATATATAAATAATAATATGTGGATCAGTTGCAACATCCAATATTATTGTAATTGGAAAATTATAGTTAAAAATATTTTACTAAACACTGAAGAAATTATAAATTTAAACTTAAAAAACAAAAAAATTAAAATCGTAAATGAGTCTCCTAGTCTTGGCGATTTAATAGCATGGATTCCTTATGTTGAAGAATTTAGAAAAAAACATAATTGTAAAATTGATTTTTTCACACCTAATAAAAATCTTTTTGAAAATCAATATCCAGAAATAAATCTTTATAATTATAATCAAGACGATATTAAATATAGTGATATATATTATGCTTCTTATAAAATAGGTTGTTTTGGTGTTGAAAATATAAATTTATGTAAAAAAGATTTCAGATCAATTGGATTACAAGAAATATCTTCTGCTATATTAGGATTAGAACATAAAGAAATTGTAACAAAAATACAAGTTAAAAATAAAGAAAGAAAATTAAACGATAAATACGTTTGTATTTCAACAGCCTCAACTTCTGGATGTAAACATTGGCATTATAAAAATGGATGGCAGAATACAGTCGATTATTTAAATGAATTAGGTTATAAAGTTGTAGTAATACAAAAAGAACCTTTGAATTTTATGGATTTGAAAGGTTTAAAAAACGTCATTCATCCGACAACTTCATCGATTGAGGATGCAATTACATGGTTATATAATTGTGAGTTTTTTATAGGTTTAAGTTCAGGAATTAGTTGGTTAGCCTGGGCTTTGAATAAGAAAGTTGTGATGATAAGCGGATTTACAAAAGAATTTAATGAATTTAATACTCCTTATAGAATCATAAATAAAAATGTATGTAATGGTTGTTGGAACAATGATAAATATAAGTTCGATCCAGCCGATTGGAATTGGTGTCCAGTATTAAAAAATAATATTGATAAAAGATTTGAATGTTCTAAACAAATAACATTTGAAATGGTAAAGCAAAAAATAGATTTGCTGATAAGCGATTTAAATAAAAATAACATAAATAATAATACGATTGAAAAAATGAAAAATTTCGACGCTTTTACTTACAAAGAAATATTTGAATGGAATCAATACGAAAAATATGTTAAAGTAGAAAAAAATGATTTTGTTTTAGATCTAGGGTGTTCCAAAGGATATTTTTATTTTAAAAATCATGATTTGAATATTAATTATCTAGGAGTCGATGGAAGTATTGATTGCTTAAAAGATTTTATTGAAAATTTAAATCAAAATGAATCTCCTAAATTAATTAATGCGGTTTTATCAAAAAATAAAGATGTTATTGAATTTGCATCCATGTTTCATCAAAACAAAATAAATACAGTGATTTCTATAACTTTTCCAGATCTAATCGATATGATAAATAGAAAAATTGATTTTATGAAATTTGATATCGAAGGATATGAAAAATATTTTTTATCTGAAAATCTGGAGTTATTTAAGAAATACGTAAGAAAATTTACTGGTGAATTTCACTTTGCTTCTGACGTATCGAACAGACAACAAGCAATTGACATTTTAAAAAGTTTAAAAAATGATAAACAAATTGATTTTAAACTTTTTTCTATAAACGGTATAGATATAACTGAAAGTTTTTGGAATAACACTGATTATTATACAGAAATAATTATATCTGGTCAAATTAATAATATTTCATAATATATATAATACATCAATAACAGTATGTCAATCAAAAAGAAAAAAATTCAAAAAGAAAAAGACGATTTAAACGAAATTATTGTTGATAATAGTTTTAAATCTGCCAAATTGACAATTAAAAATTTTAATTTAACAGATAAACAAAAAAGCTTTGCTCAAATTGCTTTTGATAAAAATACTAAGATAGTTTTTATAAATGGACCAGCGGGAAGTTCAAAAACATTTTTAGCTGTTTATTGTGCATTGCATATGTTAAATATGAATTCTAAATATGAAATCAAATATATTAGAACAATTGCCGAATCAGGAGAAAGAGGTTTAGGTTCTTTACCAGGAACAGTAGATGAGAAGTTTAATCCATTTATGATGCCGTTGTATGATAAATTAGATGAACTACTTCCAATGGCTCAATCTAAATATCTAGAAACAAATGGATTCATAGAAGCTTTACCTATAAATTTCTTGAGAGGTGCAACCTGGAATGAAAAAATAATAATTGCAGATGAGTCTCAGAATTATAGTATTAAAGAACTTGTAACTCTTTTAACTCGTATTGGAGAAAATACTAAAATGTTTATCTGTGGAGACGCTATGCAATCAGATATTGGAAATAAATCTGGTTTTACAAAAGTCTATGATTTATTCAATAATAAAGAGAGTGAAGAACGTGGCATATATTGTTTTCAATTCGATGAAGAAGATATAATGAGAAGCGAGATATTGAAATATATAGTAACTGTGTTCAAGAAACTGGATAAAAACAACATTCACTGATATAATAGTTATGGGTAACATATACTGTTCAAGTTGCGGAACTAAACATCTTCTAGGTTCTAAATTTTGTACAAATTGTGGAAATTCATTAGGAGGTTTTAGTAATGTCAATTCAACCAAGCCTCAATTGCAATCTAAAATAATTAATAGAAATGCTCCAACACAAAAATTCGATGAAGTAGATGAAGATGGTATTCCTACAACTTTTAGGAGACCTAGCAAATTAGATTATGAAATAGAAAAGCCAAGAAATAAATTTACTGGACAAGAATTATTTAATGCTCCTCCTGTAGATCCAAGCGAAAAAATAACAAGACGAAATATTAATTATAGAAAACTATCTAAAGAAGAGTTTTTATCTCAGTCCTTGAAAGAATGCAGTTCGCGACCAATTCAGGATATTGATGAATCGTAAAAAGAAAAAATTTGAAGACATGTATGAAATAATTGACCAAGTAATCAAAAAGCGAAAAAATAAATGGAAGTTAAAAGCGATTACTTGGTTTGATTTTGAAGATATAGAACAAATTATAAAGCTGCATATTTTTAAAAAATGGCATCTATGGGATCAAACGCGAGCTATTGAACCTTGGGTCAATCGCATAGTTACAAATCAAATAAGAAATATTATAAGAAATAATTATACAAGTTTTGCGCGGCCCTGTTTATCTTGCCCTTTCAATCAAAACAAAGAAGGTGAATTTGGATCAGAAATGTCATGCGGTTTTACATCTAATGGTAAACAATGTAATGAATGTCCGCTATTTGCTAAATGGGAAAAAGTAAAAAAGTCAGCTTATGATGTTAAAATCACAGTAAGTTTAGAAAATCATAAAAATTATTTTATGAATTTTGAATCTTCTATAAGTTATGATTATAAAGACGCTGAAAATAAATTACATGAATTAATGAGAGCGTCTTTAAGTGATAAACATTTTTTAATATATAAAATGTTTTTTATAGACAATCTAACAGATGATCAAGTGGCAAGAATTCTTAAATTCAAGACAAATGAAAAAGGCAGAAAAGCTGGTTACAAACAAATAAAAAATCTTAAAAAAATGTTGTATTTAAAAGCGCAAGCTTTGTTAAAAGAAAACGATATTTTTTCTTCTTAATATGTTAAGTGACGACCAAAAAGCATTTATTTTAAAAAAGATTAATGAAGGAACTCAAGATTATGTAGTCTTGGCTAATCTTTTATTTAATCGTGAAGATCTAACGGGTAGATCTAAAGAATCAAAACTAGTTAGAGACTTTTTGATTTCAACAGGTTTTGCTAAAAAAGCCGAAAAACCTAAACCCACACAAACTGTAGAAATTTTATCGAAAGAAAATTGTGAATTCATTGATCAAAATATTAAAACAGGAATTACACCAAAACAAGTAACAGAATTGATATTTCATGAAAAGTTTGTTGGTCTTGAGAACGTAAATATATTTATCACGCCTGAATACCGCGCCGTTCAAAAATATATTAAGGAAAAATATCCAGACTTTTTAGTCGATAATGAATCTGGTATTGGAGAAAAGTATTCTGTTCCAAGATCAATTAAAACAGTAATAAACAAAGTAAATAGATGGGCTGGTCAGAATATATCTGAAGAAAAGCTATCTTTGCAGCATAGAAAATGCATGGAGAAGTTATTGATTTATTTGTCTAGTCCAAGATTTGTAGGTAATTATGATTCTTATAATAGTTCTACTGATAAAGAATTATTTGAAGCAGAATTTGTTCGTTCTGTTTGGGATAAACCAGATCTTACTGTTGATGAAATTAATTTATATATTAATGTTTGTATGGATTATATTAATTTGCGCCAGATTGATATTAAAAAGAATAAAATTAATGATATGTTCAATGAGACTCAAGATCAGAAAGATTTTACAATGCGTCTTACTGAAGTATTAAAGACGATCTCTGAAGAATATAATCAGTGCGCTGGGCGTATTGATAAGAGTATTCAGAAACTCAATGGTGAACGCGCAAAACGTGTTGAACAAACTCACCAAAAAAATGCTTCTATCTTAAATCTAGTAGAACTTTTTCAAGACGAACAAGAGCGTAAAATGATGTTGCAAATTGCCGATATGCAAAAGAGAACTGTTAAGGAAGAGGCTGATCGTTTGGAAAATATGTCTTCATGGAAAGCTAGAATTTTGGGAATTTCGAAAGAAGATGCTATATGATTCAGTGTAAAATCTGTAGCGAATCGTTTACTAACGATAGATCTTTTCACGCTCACTTAAAGAAGCATAATCTTTATCAGGCGGAATATTATTGTAAATATTTTCCACGTTATTCATTGTATTATCGTCAGCAAATTCCATTTAAAAACAAACAACAGTATTTTGATACTGAGTTTATTGATTATAGTGAATTTTTAAAATGGGAAAGCTCTAATACTCCTGAGATTGTTAAGACTAAGTGTTTAAACTTGTTAAAGAAAAGAATCGATGAAAAAAATTATCATTTTGCACCATTTCATAATGAACTGGTAACTTTGAGCATGCCAAGTTTGAATATTTATAAGAAATATTTTACATCTTATACCGCTGCTTGCAAGTTGTTAAATATTGAACCTTTATTTAATAAGAATTTACCAGAAGCTTTTAGATCTGTTGATGTTTCTGATTTACCAATTCTTGTAGATACTAGAGAACAAGATCCTTTGCAGTTTAAAAATACAAAGGTAGAAAAGATATTTGTTGGCGATTATCTTATTGCTGACAAAAAACATTTCACCAATACGTTTGTAGACAGAAAAAGTGAATCAGATTTTCTAGGAACAATGGCTTCTGGAATTGAACGATTTGAACGTGAAGTACAAAGAGCTGTTGAGCTGGATTGTTACTTATTTGTAGTAGTTGAAACGAATATATCTAATATTCTAATAAATCAAAAGAAGTACAATAGAAAAACTAATTTAGAATACGTTTTTCATAATATGCGTAATCTTTGTCACAAATATCCAAGACGTATTCAATTTGTATTTACTGGTAATAGAAACAAATCATTAGATATTATACCAAAATTATTGTATCATGGTAAGTCACTATGGCAGGTAGACATACAATACTTTTTAGACAATGAGTTGGGAAACTGGCAACCAAGTACCAAGGAAGTCGCGCTTAATTTCCAATGAGGAATTAGCAAAGATTCCTGGTTATCTAGAAGAACGAGAAGCGAAGTTATTGTTTTATCAATTTCTTCGCAATAATACGACTTTCGCTACTGATCTTATCACTGGCGTAAAGTTATTTCCTTTTCAACACATGGCGATTAAAGGCATGTTGGAAAGCGATTATTTCTTGGGCGTGTGGTCGCGTGGTATGAGTAAATCTTATACCACAGGTATATATGCTGTACTAGACGCTATTTTAAATCAAGGAGTTGAAACAGGCATCTTATCTCGTTCGTTTCGTCAGTCTAAAATGATCTTTAAAAAGATAGAAGATATTGCGGCTAAACCAGAAGCTTACCTTTTAAAACAATGTATAACAAAAGTATCTAAGTCTAATGATGAATGGATCATGGAAATTGGTAAAAGTCGTATTCGTGCATTGCCATTAGGTGACGGTGAAAAACTTCGTGGTTTTCGTTTTCATAGAATTATTATTGACGAGTTTCTTTTGATGCCTGAAAGAATATATAATGAAGTTATTGTACCATTCTTGTCAGTCGTACAAAATCCTACTCAAAGAGAAGAGCTTTATAATCTTGAAACTCAGTTGATTGCTAAAGGCGAAATGACAGAAGATGATAGATATATTTGGCCTAATAATAAATTAATTGCTTTGTCATCAGCTTCTTTTAAATTTGAATATCTTTATAAATTGTACGAACAATATGAGAATTTAATTTTTAATCCTAAGAATAAAGAAAAAACAAAGCGTTGTGTAATGCAATTTTCTTACGACTGCGCTCCTTTGCAGTTATATGATCAAAACTTAATTAACCAAGCTAAAGCAACAATGAGTGAATCTCAATTTTTGCGAGAGTTTGGCGCACAATTTAGTGATGATAGTTCTGGTTACTTCAAGATATCGAAGATGGCTTTGTGTACAGTTCCAGATGGCGAATTACCATCAGTAGAAGTTGTTGGTAATGCAGAAGATGAATATATACTTGCTGTTGACCCTTCGTGGTCTGAAACAGAATCATCTGATGACTTTGCTATTCAAGTTCTAAAGATCAATAAAGAGAAACAGATTTCTACATTAGTGCATTCTTATGCGTTATCAGGATCTTCGTTAAAAGATCATATTAAATATTTTTTATATTTGCTTCAAAACTTTAATATTATTGCTATATGTATGGACTATAACGGCGGTGTTCAGTTCATGAACTCATGCAATGAAAGCGAAATATTTAAAGACGCAAAGATTAATTTGAAATCAATAACAACAGAGTTTGAACGACCTGAAGAATATACTCAGAATTTATATTCTGCTAAAACTGAGTATAACAAATCAGATTATAAATATGTATTTTTGAGAAAACCCACTTCTGGATGGATACGTTTGGCAAATGAGTTGTTACAAGCTAACTTTGATCATCGTCGCACGTATTTTGCCAGTAGAGCGATTGACGATAACTTCAGAAGCCAAACAAAAAAACATATTAATATAACCGATCTTAAGTTCTCAAACGCTTTAGACAGTGAAAAAGAAAATGAAGAAGCTAAAATGATTGACTTTGTTGAACATTTATCAGATATGATAATGTTAACTAAAACTGAATGCGCTTTGATTCAAATAACAACTTCTGCTCAAGGTATGCAAAATTTCGATCTTCCAGCTAATTTAAAGCGTAAATCTGGACCTGATAAACCTCGTAAAGATAGTTATTCTGCATTAGTTTTGGGCAATTGGTTATGTAAAATCTATTTTGATATGCATAATACTCATATTGATGATGTTAACGAGACTTTTGAACCTATGTTTATTGCATAAAAAGTTAAAAAGTCACTTTTAAAGTTACTTTGTGTAACTATAATTAACATGAGTCGTAAATATAATAAACGTTCAGATTATTGGGCTAAATTTTCAAAAGCTCAAGAAGGTCAGAATGCACCTCTTGAAGACATGCTAAGAGAAGCTTCTGAACCGTCTTTGCTAGGAGATCCATTTTATCAGCAAGAATCTAAAGCGTCTACATACGAAAGAACTGGAACAGGAGAAACAACAAATCTTCGTAGAAATTTAGCATATATTGGACCAAAGATTTATAAATACGGCAATATTCGTGAAGGTCTTTTGCCTTTTGAGTTTTCTGTTAATGGTTATAATATTCGCGATGCAATCGAATTATGTCAAAAAGCTTATGCTAATGTAGCTATTTTCAGAAATGCAGTAGATATCATGTCTGAGTTTGCTAATGCTGAAATTTATCTTGAAGGTGGCAGTCAAAAAGCAAAAGACTTTTTTGCTAAGTGGATGAAGTATACAAGAATGTGGAATGTTAAGGATCAATATTTCCGCGAATATTATCGCAGTGGTAATGTTTTCTTTTATAAGATCAATGCTAAGTTTGAAATTGATGATTTTCAAAAGATTCTAGAAACATATGCTTCATATGATGGATCTTCGTATAATACAGATATTAAATTGTATAATTATCCAACTGCATATGATGTAAAGAATCTAATTCCAGTTCAATATATTCTTCTCAATCCATTTTATTTAACTACTAATCATACAAGTTCTTGGCATCAAGTTGTTTATCAAAAGATACTTTCAGAATATGAACTAGAAAGATTGCGTTCACCTAAGAACGAGCATGATGAAATGGTATTCAACAGTTTAGACAAAGAAACTCAAGATAAAATTAAGAATGGTCAATGGGCGCGTGATGGTTTGAAGATTCAGATTAATCCTACAAATATTATTTATTCTTTTTATAAGAAACAAGATTATGAGCCTTTTGCTGTTCCTTTTGGCTTTGCAGTTCTTGATGATATTAACTTCAAGATGGAAATGAAAAAGATTGATCAGGCAATTTGTCGCACTATTGAGAATGTTATCTTGTTAATTACAATGGGTACTGAACCTAGTAAAGGTGGTATCAATCATAAGAATATAAAAGCGATGCAAAGTCTTTTGAGCAATCAATCAGTTGGTCGTGTTCTTGTAGCTGATTATACAACCAAAGCTGAATTTATCATTCCAGATATGAACAAGGTTTTGGGATATGAAAAATATAAAATAGTAAATGAAGATATTAAAGAAGGCTTGCAAAATATATTAATTGGTTCTGAAAAGTTCGCAAACACCACTGTTAAAGCTCAAGTATTTTTCGAAAGATTGAAAGAAGCTAGAAAAGCTTTCTTGAATGATTTTCTACAACCTGAAATGGAATTGATTTTCCGTAATTTAGGATTTAAAGGTAAATGCCCTATTGCTAAGTTTGAAGAAGTATCAATCAAGGATGAGACTCAATTTAATCGTGTTGTTACTCGCATGATGGAACTTGGAATTCTTCCTCCAGAAGAAGGTATCAAAGTTATTGAAACAGGTATTTATCCAACACAAGAAGAACTTGTTGCTGCTCAAGCAAAATTTGTACAAGAAAGGAAACAAGGTTACTACAATCCAATTGTTGGTGGTGTTCCTGTTATTCCCCCTCCGATGCCTGATGTCGGTGGTGCTGCTACAATTAAAAAGACATCTACTCCAAATGAAAAAGGTCGTCCAATTGGCGCGAAAGCATCAGTTTATTCTAAAGATGCTATCGCAAAGGTTTTAGATAAGACAAAAGATTTATATAGTTTGGTTGAATCTGGTTTGAAAAAGAAATATTCAAAGAAATCATTGAATGCTGAACAAAAGAAATTAGCAAATGGTATTTCAGAAGCTATTATAATGGGTTCAGAATTAGATAGCTGGATTTCTGTTGCTACTGATGTTTTAAATGATCCTAGTAAATTAGATAAATTAAATATTTTATCTAATATACAAAATGTTGCAGCAGAGCATGAACTAGATAGTTATGCTGCTGGTCTTTTATATCACAGTACTAAATATTCCGTGTAAAATTTAATAATATGTTCCTTTATAAGACATCATTTGAGAATATTGTTACTGCTTCAGTGAACTTTGATAAGAATATTTTGTTATCTCAAGCTTCACTTGAGCCACTAAAATCAATTATTCCTTCAACCGTAAATCTAGATAAAAATGTAGACTTAGTTGGCGCTGCATTTAATGCTGCTGTTGTAAATCGTTTTAATAAAAATGGTGATGGTATTGATACTAATACAGCTATTGCGTTTAAGAAGTATTTCATACATAAGCCAACAAATATTGAACATAAGAAGCAAAGAGTAGTTGGTCATATTGTTAATTCTGCATTTTCTTCTTATGGTGAAAATAAAATTCTTTCAGATGATGATGTTAGAGGAACTTTAAGTCCATTTAATATAGCTTTAGCTGCCGTTGTTTATAAAACAGTTGATCGTCAGTTTGCTGATGCATTGATGGATTCAAATGATCCTGAATCAGCTTTATTCGAAAGAATAAGTGCAAGTTGGGAAATTGGATTTAATGAATATTTTGTAGCAGTTGGAAGTTTAGACTTAAATCAAGCTGAAATTATCACTAAAAAAGAACAGATAGATGAATTTAAAAAGTATCTAAAAGGCTTCGATGGTCCTGGAGTAATGAACGATGGTACTCCAGTTTATCGTTTAGTTACTGGTCGTATTTATCCTTTAGGTATCGGATTTACTACTAATCCTGCTGCTGATGTACAAGGTGTTGTAATTGATGATGGAACTTCAGCAATGAAGACTGATGATGACAGAGAAGAAGATGAAGAAGATGAGAATGAAGATGAAGAAGAGGAGATGGAAGTAGAAGAAGCTGAATGTTACGAAGTAAATTCTTTAGATTTACTAAGTTTAAATAATAAATTATTTTCACAATCTGAAAAACAACCTGTAAATAATACCAAAACTAAAACTATGGATTTAGAACAAATACTATCTGCATTAAAGACAGTTCTAGCTGAAAAGCAAGAAACTGTTAAGTTTAGTGAAGAAGCTGTTGCCTCAATTTCTGCTAAAATCGCTGAAAGCATTAAACAAAAGAACGAAGAAATCAAGCAAGAGATGGAAAAGGCTGAAGTCGCTAAGGCTGAAGCTATCGCTCAAGCCGAACAATTCAAGAAAGATCTTGAAGATAACAACAAGAAGCTCGCTGAAACTGCTGCCAAGCTAGAAGAGCTTCAAAATACAATTTCTGCACAAGCCGCTCAAGAAATTTATAATTCAAGAATGGCTAGTCTTGATAGTGAATACGATCTAGATGAAGTTGATCGTAGTTATCTAGCTAAAGAAATTTCTGCTTTGGCTACAACTGATGAAGCTTTCGCTTCATACAAGGAGAAGCTCGCTGTTCTATTTAGACATAAGAACAAAGCTTCTAAGCAAGATCAAGATAAGATTTTCCAAGAACGTCTTGAAGCCGAGTTGGCTAAGAGAATGGGACAAGCAAAGACTCAACAAACTGAAGTTGTCGAAAAGACAGTTGAAGTTGAAACAGCCTTGGCTAACGCCAAGCGCGAAGAGCCAGCTATACCCGCTCAAACAGTCGATCCAACAGAAACAAAGACTTCTTGGAAGGAAAGACTAGGTAAGGCTTTCAGTAAGGAAAATATAACCGTTAAATTTTAAAAATATATGTCACTAAGATTATATCCATTCAGACAGTATAGCGACGTTGATGTTGTCAACATGTTCGCAAGCGACACTGTTGATGCCACCCCATCCACAAATGGTAATGGTTCAGCCGGTGTTTTCGTCAAGGTATCTGCTGGTAACTTGGATCTAGATCCAATTCAATACACAGCTACCGATATCACAAATACATTGGGTAAGGCAGATTATCCCTTCTTGGGCGCTGCTCAGTATCCTGCTGTACCTTTGAAGTTCACTGCCGCCACTGCTGGTGAGCCAGTTCTAGGCATGACTTTAAATCAAACTCTCGCCACCGATGAAAATGGCGAAAGACTACTTTATAATCCTGTAAAGAGAGCCGAACTTCAGGCTGTACTTTCTGGTCAAGCTGTTCCAGTCGCTACTCGCGGTATCTTCACTCTCGCTGATACAGCAATCGACTGGGTAGATGGAAGCATGACTGTAAATAACCACCTCGTTGTCTCTGCTAACGCTGGTAAAGTTTCCGGTCTAGCCGCTTCTACAGTTTCCCCAATCACTGGAACCACTAGCATCATTGGCCGCATTCTCGCCACTGGTCAACGTGTTTCTCAGAATGGTAAGAGCGATTACTTCGCCGGTACTACTACTGGTAAGTATGCTCTAGTTCAGTTCGATTGCACCACTTCTTACGTTGTCTAATCAATTAACTATTTAACAATATGAAAATCGTTTTAAAGAGAACAGATGAACAAGTCGAGCTAATCAAAGCTCTAGCCTCCAAGAACCGTGAAGTAGCCTTCGATGCTCAAGTTGCATTGGCTGAATTCATTGGCCCAGTTTTGGCTGAAGTTATTAACAACGCTCCTACTGTTTCTAACTTGTTCACAAGTCTTCAATTCAATGCTGAAGACAATCCTTCAATTCCTCTCGA